GTCCTGTCTGGTTCGCCGCTGGGGATGATCCACTGAAATGAGAGACGAGAACACGATCCGCGTGCCTCTCGGAAAGCCCCGCAATCCGTACGTCGAAGACATCTTCGATGGCACACACAAAAGCGGACGTCACGAGCCCAAGAAGGAACGGTTCAAACCGAACTACGAGGCTCTGGTCGAAGAGGAAGAACATCTTCTCGACGAAGCGGACGACAACCAGACTGATGATGAAGCCGATCAGAACTGGCGCGATTATTTGGCTTCGCAGGGCATCGCAACGCAAGGTGGCGATGTGACACCAGAACATGACCCAGAATGAAAAAGACATCGCGCGCCTGAAGCAGATTTGCGAAGCACTCGTGAGCGCCGAGAAGTTCCATTCCGCACACGACAACTCGGTCATGGGCGATCCCCGGATCCACGAATATGGTCTCGCGCGTGCGCAGGCCGAAGACATGATCCGCGAAATTCAACAAAGAGGAAACTGACCATGTGCGTCGTCTCAATGATTTCTGACCACTATCGGGATAAGTGGCCAACCCCCATCATGCCCATCGTACCGTTCACACCGGGTGACCCGTTCACTCCATTCAAGCCGTACGAACCCAACGAGGACTCGGAAGACATCATCAAGAAGATCTACGAGAAGATCAGCCCCAAGAAGGATCCGTCACCTCTGCGCATCATCAGTGAAGAGGAATGGCTGGAATACCTGCGCCTGAAGAAGAAGGCTGCTGAATACGACGCCCGCACGAACCAACCGGATTGCGTCAAGCCTGATGTGGATGAGTGGGAACAAGACATCGAAGCGTTCCTGATTCTCATGGGTCTGCTCACCGAAGAAGACTTCGAGACGAAGCTGTACATCAAGACGCTCGAAGACAACAACCGCATCGTCAACGAAAAACTGCTACTGGCTGGTCAGACGCACATCGTTGAAAACGGGATCCTCAAGCGAGTCCGTTCCACTGTGCTGTCGCGAGGATTCCCCGGATGACGACCAAGTCCCTCAAAGAGCTGCAAGACGAGTACGACGCCGATACAGTGATCGATTCAACTGAGTTGGGCAACGAAGCCCTGCGCATCCCACGTCTGCATCAGAAGTGGCTGCGGTACTTGAACGAGTACAAGGTCAAGGCGTTCATGAACCGCAAGAAGATCGACGAAATGGCCAGTTTGCGCCAGCGTTACTACAACGGTGAGCTGTCGGTCACCACACTGGCCGAACGCGGCTGGGAACCGTGGAACCTGAAGCACAAGGTCAAGGCCGAAATGGAACGCTGGCTCGATGGCGATCCGATCCTGCGCCCCATGCGGGAGAAGCAATTCGCGTTCGAGGTGTGCATGGAGCACTGCGAAGAAGTCCTGAAGGGACTACGCGATCAACACCATGCCATCCGGCATTCCATCGACTGGCAGAAATTCACGTCAGGCAACTGACCAACAACATGAAAAAAGTCAAAGTATTTCTCGACAGCGACGGTGTCTTCAGTGACTTCCTTGGCGGGATGAAGAAGTTTTTCAACTTCGAATTCCCGAAAGGTCACCTACCAGAACACGAACACAAGTCACAGAGCGAATGGGTCGGCTTCAAGATCTGGTCGCGTCCGTTCTTCTGGGTTGATCTCGATCTGTTGCCGGGTGCGAAAGAACTGTACGAATTCTTTCGCCCACACAAGCCCACAGTACTGACGGCGGTACCGAACAACTACGTCCTCGATTCCGTCGAGGCGGTAACAGCAGGTATGGAAAAGAAGATGTGGTGGCGCAATCACTTCGGTGCTGCTCAAGCCGACCGTCTGATCTGGACCCTCGCGAAGCTGAAGCACAAATACTGCAAGGCCAAGGAAGAACCAGACACGCTGTACGTGCTGATCGACGACCACAAGACGAACATCAAGGAATGGGAAGAAGCAGGCGGTATCGGCATCCTGCATGACCCAGAACATCCAGAGAAGACGGTCGAAGAGTTCCAGCGCCGTGTTCTGAGCCAGCTAGAACCAGAGACGGTCTCATGAGCGGCATCACACACGTCATCACCAAGCAGGGCGTCTGGTCCTGCTCGACCGAGGTGATCGAAGAACTGAAGAAGTACGGCACGGATGTCGTGCAAGAAGTTTTCGACGTCCTGAACGAAGAACCAACACACCCAGACTTCGGCAAAGAAGTTGCTGAGTGCGCAACAAAGTGGGTCAAGGGCCTACTGAAGAACGAATGATCCTCGTCGATTTCAGCCAGCTGTGTCATGCCGCTGTGCACGTCCTGCGCGATGAGATACTTCAGTCGCGAGACGAACCGCAAGACATCGCCAACATCCTGCGCCACGGGATCCTGAGCCAATTCCGCTCGATCCGTGGCTCAGGTCGCTTCGACGAATTTGGTCGCGAGGTGGTGGTCTGCTGCGACTCGCGCGTAGGTTACTGGCGTCACGACATCTTCCCGCACTACAAGGCGAATCGAAAGGATCGTGATGAGGAAGATCTCATGCCATGGGATCACATCAAGGACTTCTTCAACTCGATCCGGGGCGACATCAAGGATCACTTCCCGTACAAGATCATCGAGATCCCGAAGCTGGAAGCTGACGACGTCATCGCAATCCTCGTCGAGGACGTGGCCAACAAGAACGTCATTCGCGTCGGTCTGGATGAAGAACCCGAGCCCGTCCTGATCTACGGCGGCGACAAGGACAGCAAGCAGCTGCACAAGTACAAGAACGTGCGCCAATGGGCACCGATCATGCAGAAGTTCGTGCAGCTGGACGAACCTGCCCGTAAATACCTCAAACGCCTGATCATCACAGGCGACCGGGGCGACGGTATCTGCAACATCTTCTCGCCCAATGACTCGCTCGTGACCAAGATCCGTCAGAAGCCAGCCACTGAGAAGAAGGTCGAAGCATTACTTGCCGCACAGGACATCCTTGAAGCATGTGAGAACGACGAGCAACGCAAGCGCCTGATGGAAAACACGCGCCTGATCTCGTTTGATTGCATCCCCAAGAAATTCCGTCCGATGGTGGTCGAGGCGTACCAAGAGAAACCCAAGGGGACCAAGCTGTCAGCGTACAAATACCTGATCAAGCATGACTGCAAGATCCTCGCAAATGACGTAGAAAGATTCTGATGTCAGTTTACACACCGGATTCGTGGGTGATCGTCGAGATCGATCATGACGGCGAAAAGACACACAAGGTACTAGCTGGATGGTCCGGAAGCTACTTGTATGGTGCATCGTGGAAGCTGAATTCTGGCATCACGAAAATCTCTGTGAGCGAATCGGAAGAAGATCCCGAACTCATCTACGACATCAAAGGCTACAGCGGCAGTGTTTACTCATGCTGGGGTGGTCGCGAGCGCATGAACGGATATATGAGTGACGTCTATGTGGGATTCGAGAAACAACTCGAAAGTATCGGCGGCACGATCAAGATCATCGACATCAAAGACATCCTGAAGGACTACGAATGAGCCAAGGAAAACTCAACGAAAAGCTGCCGACCTTCCTCGAAATTTGCGAGGGCGCACAGGCATCAGAAAACCCGATCCAATACCTGAAGGATGCGTACGCGAAAGACAAGCGCGTAATGACGATTCTCGCGTACTGCGTACAACCTGCGTGGAAGCTGCCGTTGCCAGCTGGCACGCCACCCTACCAACCGACGACGTACCCAGCATCGGATCTCGCTGAAATCACGATCCTGCATCAACACGACAAGCTGAAGGCTCTGCACACGCCGCAGATGAAGTCGTACAAACGCGAAGAACTGTGGGTGAACTGGCTCGAACGTATGTACGACAAGGAAGCCCAGATCATGAACATGATCAAGGACCAGACGCTGCACGTCATGTACCCGAAGCTGACGAAGATGGCCATCGCGGAAGCCTTGGGTTACCCGCTGGACCAATACAAGGCGCTGTGCGAGAAGTTCAAGGTGCCAGCGTGAGTAGCTACGGCCAATTCGAACTATACGACAACGAACGGGACTCTGGACCCGGCTCAATCGGTCCGAAACCCGACGGCGACGGCTGGTACAAGTGCGGCTGTCACTGCCACACTGCGGCCAAGCAGGGCATGAAGGTCTACCACTGTGTGCCGTGCTGCGCGTGGGGCTGGAAGCAATGGACCGTCGCTCGCGCTGGTGACGAAGATGA